TTGCCACATTGCTTGACCGTTAATAGGGTTAATTACGTGCAGCCTTACAGTTACTACAACTGAGTTAGCAACTATCTGTGTTGACCGTATTTCTACGTTAAAATTTCCAAAGATACGTGTTAACAGATATTCTATTTTCTCAATAGGAATATATCTGTAATCGCGAATCATTGGGTGCTGAACTAACCACTTTGCGGGTGGGTCTTGATTCAATAAAACAGTAAGCGCATTTTGCTTTAGGCTGTCTTCATTTTCAATTAGAAGGTCCTGAAGTGTCGGAAGTTTTGTTAGTTGTGTCATGGTATGAAGTTATTTAGCCCAGTTAGGCAATGAAAGAATATGTATTTTGTTATCAGTTGTATAGCCGTGAAAATTATTAGTTTCCTTGCATTTTTTAAGCGTTTCAATATCGGCTAAATATTCCTGTCGGCCGCGTTCAATAGCTTCGGGATCAAGTTCATAAAGTTCGACATTAAACGGCGATTCTTTTTCAACGGCTATAAATATAAACCGTTCGGCCTTTGTTAAATCCATATAAAACGCCGCTTGCACATGATAACGATAATTCCAAACAGATTTAGCAAATTCGCCCGGTGCTGAATTAGTTGTTGTTTTAAGGTCAATGCAAACGTTATACTTTGTATTAAGAAAATCAACTTTGCATTTAGCGTCAAGGTCTGCGATTTTACCAAAAATAGGTAGTTCCGCTTGGCCTTGTTCTAAAAGTATCGCAGCCTTCGGATGTGCTAATACAGCGTTTCTAATGTTTAGGGCTAATTCGTAATCTTTAAGCGATACAAATAATTCTTTGCCTTCGGATTCAGCAATAAATGATTCATAAATCAATTTACCTTCTTTTGTACGGCGGTCGCATTCTGGCATAACGGCGTAATTATTCTGGTTAAATACAACGCTATGAACTAAACTACCTAAGTTCATGGCAGATGTTGGCGCTTGTTTTTCGCCTTCTATATAGGCTTTATAATGCGCTGGTGACTTATGTACTAAGTCTAAAAGTGATTTACTGATGTACTCAGTTTTACGGTGATACTCTTGGTTTGTCATAAATTTTAAAAATATTTTATTAAATAATAGCACAAATTTAAAAAGGTTTTTTAACTTTGCAACACAATTGAACGAAAAATTAAAAAATATTATGCGCTGGTCAGATAAAATACAGATATCTAACGAGGATAATATGCAGCTAATGGCTCGCTATCCTGACAAATATTTTGATTTGGCGATAGTTGACCCGCCTTATGGGATTGATTTAGCTAATATGAATATGGGAATAGGTAACACACCTAAAGCATCTAAAGCTAAAAATAGAAAGTGGAAAGCAAAGAATTGGGATAATTCAATACCTTCAAATGATTTTTTTACAGAATTAAAAAGAGTTTCAAAGCATCAAATTATTTGGGGTGGAAACTATTTTGATTTAGGAATTTGCAATAACTTTATAATTTGGGATAAAGAAGTTCCTAAAGGTTTATCATTTTCAGATTGTGAATATGCTTGGACATCATTTAAAGGTGCAAATAAAATGTTTAGATATTCAGCTTATTTAAATAAAAGTGAAAAATTACATCCTACACAAAAACCGCCACAACTTTACAAATGGCTTCTTGATAAATACGCTAAACAAGGCGATAAAATATTAGATACACACCTTGGCAGCGGTTCAATAGCAATAGCCTGCCATGATTACGGTTTTGAACTCACAGCGTGCGAATTAGATACTGAATATTACGAAGCCGCAAAAAAACGTTTTTTAAATCACTCAGCACAAACAAAATTATTTTTATGAAAACATTTGAACAGCTATCTATTAGATGCGACATTTTAGGCATCAGTATTTCGGAACTTTGCAGGCGCGCAGAAGTTGGGCGGCAAACTGTCGAATACTGGTCTAAGGTAGAACCGCAAACATTGATCATCTATTTTAAACTTATGAATGCTTTAAACCAAATCGAAAATGAACACAATACAGCTACGGCCATATCAATCGAAAAGCGTAAGCGACATAAGAGAGAGTTATAAAAGCGGTAACAAAAAAGTTCTATTTGTGTTACCAACTGGCGGCGGAAAAACTGAAACGTTTATTTATATGGCAATGGAAGCAGTTAGCAAAGGTAAACGCGTTTATTTCTTAGTGCATAAAAAAAACCTTGTTAATCAGATTTCTGAACGTTGCAAAAGATATGGATTAAGACACGGTTTTATAGCGGGTAACAGGCCAAAGCAGTATTATTTACCAGCACAAGTTTGCAGCGTTCAAAGTTTAAAAAATAGGCTTAATGAAGTACCGCAACCTGATTTATTGATTATTGATGAAGCGCACCACGCAAACGCGGGAACATGGAAGGATATTTTAGATTTTTACAAAGATTCTGTTTATGTTTTGGGCGTTACTGCTACACCATGGCGCGGCGATGGACAAGGATTAGGCGATGTATTTAGTGATTTAGTTTTAGGGCCATTACCCGCTGAGTTGGTTAAAATGGGTAATTTGGTAATGCCTGAATATTACAACTTTAAACCATTGGCGGATTTTACTAAGATTAAAAAGGATAAAAACGGCGAATACAAAGCTGATGACTTGTTTAAAGAAATGGATAAACCAGCTATAACAGGCAATGCAGTTGAAGAATACAAACGTTTGGCACCGGGTGAACCTGCTATTTATAGTTGTGTAAATATTAAGCATGCCGATAACGTTGCAGCGGCGTTTAATGAAGCAGGATTTAAAGCAGTTTCTATAAATGGAAACTTTCACGAAAACGAAGTTAAAGAAATTATATCGCAATTCGCGAATCGCGATATTCAGATATTAACGTTTTGCGACCTTATAAGCGAAGGCACAGATATACCAGCAGTATCAGTTGTTGGAATGTTACGCCGCACTATGTCACTTAGTTTATATCTTCAGATTGTTGGTCGCGGATTAAGGCCGATGCAAGGCAAAGATAGATGTTTGATTTTAGATCATGTCGGAAACCAAAAACTACATGGGCATCCACTTATGACACGCGAATGGACATTAGAAGGAGTACAAAAGAAAAAACGCGATACAGATACATTACAAACTGAATATACCGATTGTACAGAATGCTTTAGAACTTATGAAAAAACACACGCTGCATGTCCTTACTGCGGTTTTGTTGAACCTGTAAAGGTTAGCGAAATAGAACAGGTTGCAGGCGTTGCTGTAAAAGATGAAACTACACTTGACGAACTATTGAAAGTTAAACGTACTGAGCAGGCAAAAAGCCGAACACTTGAAGATTTATGGCAGTTAAAAATCCAGCGCGGCCACAAAGATAAATGGGTTTATTTTTTATTTGAAAGTAGGGTATTAAAAGAATCGGGAACAGTTGAATACATAAACAATAAACACGGTTTGAACGCTATAAACCGCGATGATTTAAAAGCTGCTGTAATGCGAAAATGGAACGAATTTTATAAAACTAAAAAACATTGATATGCTTAAAGACATAATTTTATTTACAGCACTTATAGCTGCTGTTATTTACGCTGGCTGCAAACCCGAACCCGAAGTTATTGTAAAAACCATTTACATAACCCGCGACACCTGCGATACTGACAGCGATTTTATTAACGCCATCGGGCATATTGAAACGTTAAACACGGATTCACTTATAGGTGATAGCGGCCGCGCTTTTGGTAGGTATCAAATACATGATGTTTGTGTTACCGGGTCAGGCCTTAAAGACTTGCTAAATTACCAGCATAAAGACATGTTTGATTCAGTAAAAGCTGAGCGCGTGTTTTGGGCAGCTATGGGTATAAATTGCCATGTTTACGCGCAAAAGTACGGCAAATATCCTGATTATGGCGAACTTGCAAGAATGTGGAACGGTGGCCCAAATGGATATCAAAACGAAGCAACATTAAATTACCTTAAAAAATTTGAACAATGCCAAGAAAAAAATTAACTGATTACGAAATACTTTTAGAAATTTTTAGGCGGGTTTATGCTGTTAGCGAACCGCCCGCAGATTTCGATGAACTTGTAGCTAATGCCGAATTTAACGAACACGGCCAAAAAGATATTAAGTTTATGAATTACGAATGCGAAGATAAAGTAATGCAAGATATTTTTAACGAAACAATGGCAAAGTATAAAATTAAAGGATATAGACTTAAACAGTTTTCATTTAGTTTTTGGCTTGGCTGTTCACCTAAATCAAAAAAATCATGAGTTTAGATGTAAGTTTATATCGAATAAAATATGTTAGTTATGACATGGTTAATTTTCACGAAGAAAAAGAAGAACTTTATGGTGCTAACATAACACACAATTTAAATGTAATGGCTGAACAAGCTGGCATTTATAAAGCACTTTGGCGGCCTTATCAACTGCATAAAGATTATGTACATTGTGAAGATTACAAAATAG